CCGCGAGCAACGCGAGGTCGCCCGGTTGGAGGCGATCCAAGCCACCGGCAAGGCCGGTCAACTTGCTGGTAGAAAATCCAAGGCGATTGCCGACTCGGGACTCAAAGGAAGCTGGAAGGACTACATTCTCAACCTGCTCAATTTTGACCAAGTGGCAGGCATCCTTTTCGGAGAAAATAGCGAGACCGCAAACACGCTCATCGACCGCCAGCGGGCTGCGGAAAATGCGAAAGAGGACGGGCAGCAAGCAAAGATGCAGGCGCTGGAGGATTACTTCACCAACCTCGCCGGGGGAAACCTACTTGCGGGCGAGCAACTCCGATACAACCTCGCGCAACCCAGCATGGAGGTGCAGGGCATCAAGTTGTCAGAACTGGAAGGTCTGTCCGCCGTGATGATGTGGGAGCAAGAGGATGGGCGCAGGCACATGACCGGCGAACTCGATGAGACCGGCAAGCCCTCCGGGTCGTGGCACTACGATCAAGATTTTGTGGACGAGATCATGGCGAACCTCTCGCCCGAGGCGCTCCAATTGCGCGATTGGCTACTCAAGCAATACGCCGACGAATACGCCAACATCAATGCCGTCTACTCCGAACTCAACGGAGTCAACCTCCCACAGATTCGCAACTACTCGCCGGTTACCGTTCAACCGATTTCCGCGCCAACCGGACAGGTTCTCGACCCGGTCAGCGGGTCGGCCATGTCTGGGGCCAGCACATCCCCCGGGGCGCTACGCACTCGCGGAACCGCCATCGCGGAACCTCGCTTCCAAGATGTGCTGCAAACATACATCGCGCACACGCTCCAGATGGAGCATTGGAAAGCCTTTGCCCCATACATCGCCGAGGCGAATGCGGTCCTGCGGACTCGCGATGTGCAGAATTCGGTCGAGGAAAAAGGCGGGGCCGAGGCGCGGAAGATTCTCAACGCATGGCTCGATTACTTTGCCCAAGGCGGAACTCGCGATGCCGGGGCGCATCTGGCGCTCAACCAAGGCATCAGCAATGTGCTTGGCCGTGCTTCGCAGGTCGCCCTCATCGGTCGCGTGTCCACGCTTCTTGTTCAGTCCACGCAACTCGGGGCTGCACTCGCAGAGATGCCGCTCAAAGCATACCTCAAGCGCATGGGAAAACTGCTGACAGGGCAACTCGGGTGGGACGCTGCGCTCAACTCGCCATACATCCAGCGCCGGATCGCGCAGATGCCGCCGGTCGTGCAGATGGCCATGCAGGGACTCAAGGGCGCGAAGCCCACCGCAATCCAGCAAGCAGGCAAGCGCCTTGGCAATCTGCTCTCCGGGGCGGACGGGTTATTCACCGCAGGCACCTACGCAATCACCTACGACTACCACCTCACCAAAGCGCAGGAACTCGGACTGACCGGCGCGGAAGCGGAATCCTATGCGCGGAACATCGCCGAGCGGGTCACCGACCGCATCGCGCAGCCGACACGCCCCGGGGCGCGGAGCCTCTACGAGAACACATCCACCAACCCGCTGGCCCGCGCCGGATGGGCATTTGCCTCGGAAGCTCGCAAGAACCTTGCTTTGGTCGCCTATTCCTTCGCCGAGCGCCCGCTGGCAACAAGGATGAGGACGCTCGCCTATGTCGTGGCACTTAACTCCATTGCATCTTCTATCCTGCGATCCATCTGGAGAGACATTCTCGATGACGAGGACGACGAACTCTTCGATGACAAATACTGGTCGCCAAAGCGCATCGCCCTAGCAGTCGCCACCGAGCCACTCTACGGGTTCCCGGTCCTCGGCTCGACCGCGCAGAATGCCATCTATGCAGCATTCGGAGAATACAAGCCAACCGGATCGATGTTCGATGTGGATCGCGCAATCAACCCTGTGAAGCGCATCCCCGAATACCTGTCCGGAGATTTTGAGATGCGCGATGTCATGCGAGACATCGACATGATCGTCTCTGCGATGGGCATTGCTCATCCAAACATCGCAGCCGCAGCCTCAATCACTCACCTTGCAAAAGACCTATTCAACCTCGGCGACTCTGCCGTCGATGCGGTCACCGAGGACTGATTTTTGACTACAGAGTTTTGACTGATACCATACCCGCGATTCCATGACCGACGACCTCCTGTCCCTTGCCAATCATGCTTCGGCGCAAAATGACCGATGGTTGTTCGTTTGTCTTTTGCTCATCTGTCTTGTCTTTGCATGGGTTTTATTCCGCTACCTCATCCGACAAATCGACCAGTTGAGAACACGCATGGACGAGCAGTCCGCTGAATTTGTGGCCCACCTCAAGCAAGCCAACAAAGAGATGCTGGAGGTCGTCGCCACCAGCGCAAAAACCATCGCGCAGAACTCGGCCATCATGGAACGGGTCGAGCGCAAACTCGACCACCAAACATGAAAAACGCACTCGATTACCTGCTCGCCCGCGCCTCGGAGAACTCAACTTGGAGGGGTGGAATTTTAATTTTAACCAGTTTGGGGGTCTCCGTGGAACCCTCTCTCCAGAACCATATCGTGGCTCTGGGGCTGGGCCTCGTAGGCGTCATCAATTTCTTCCGAAAAGAGAAGAAATGACTCCGGGGCGAGTCGCCGCTGCGATGGTCATGTTGGGTTGGGTTTTTCTCGCCCTCGCGTTCTTGACCTCTTGCGTGAGTATCCCCGTCCCGCCATTCGGCGACCGGGTCGGCGAACTCGGCAAGCTCGATGTCAAAGTCGATGTCCGCTATGTCCCCGCCAGCACCGCAGCGCCCACGACCGCCGCACAGGATTTCGCGTGGAACGAGTTTTTGAATAGCCGAACCCTCCGCGACAAATGACCAAGTTTCTCGCGCAGATCGCCGCCAAAGAAGTCGGAGTCCGCGAGGAAGGCGGGAACAACAACGGTGAGCGTATCCGCGACTACCAAGAATCAACTGATCTCGCTCCCGCTGCATGGCCGTGGTGCGCGGCTTTTGTCGATTGGTGCATCCGTGAGTGGCTAATGACTCCCGAGGTCACCGCATGGCTCAACCTGCAAAGTAAAACACCCGAGGAGTGGCGACCAAAGACCGCCCTCGCCTACGGGTTCCTCGGATGGGCGAAGTCCCGCCCGAAGACCACGGTCATATTGCACGACCGCGACATGGCTCGGCCCGGAGACATCGTCGTCTTTGATTTCAGTCATGTCGGCATCGTGGAGTCCGAAAGCGGTAGCCAGATCGTCACCATCGAGGGCAACACCAATGGGCGCGGGGAGCGCGACTCCGAGTCCGGTGACGGTGTGTGGCGCAAGACCCGCTCCAAGAGCATTGCCCGGAATTTCATCCGCATCCGCCCGGTCGTTTAGGACAACAACGGACAACGCTTGTGCAAAGCGTTAATTGGCAGTCCTAGTTTCTCGACTCGAAATCGAACGCAGGGCAACCTGCCGAGGGTTCAAATCCCTCCCCTTCCGCCACTCCAGTAAAGCCTCTGGAGCCTTTTCTAGACTGCCTCTGCGGGGTTTTCTTTGTTGTTGCTTTCTGTTGATTGTCGTGGAGTGTTGTTGGTGTCCAAGGGCACTTTTTGGACAACACGGACAACAAAAACCCAACATCATTCAATATGAGCCAACCTTACTTGGTCAGCTATTACCCCTCGCGCCCGCGATCCCCTTGGAAGATGGAATTGCGGGCTTCGTTTTACGGAAAAAAAATTCGCCGGTTTTTTTCGACGGAGGCGGAGGCTTTTGAGGAAGGGCAAAAATTAGTGACCGTGGTTCGCGAAAAGGGAACGCAGGCGATTCACGGGGAGGATGGGATGAGTGTGGCGCAGGCGTTGCGAATGTGGAGTGTGGAGGCGGAGGGGAAATCGAAGAGCCATGCGGACAAGATCGCGGCGACCGTGAAGGAGCTTTCGTCTTACCTCAAGGGGCCGATTGCTAGGGTGGAGCCGCTGACGATGGATCGGTGGATGAAGACGCTGGGAGGATCGGAGACTTCGCGGGCGATGTGGTTCCGGTATGCGCGGATGTTTTTCCGGTGGTGCTACCGGATGCGGTTTATCGACCGCTCGCCGCTGGATGGGGTTCGTCCTCCCAGAGCAACCCCGGGGCGAAACATTCTGACGCCCGCGCAGATGAAGGCGCTTTTGAAGGCGCGGATGTCGGATGATGTGATGGCGTTGGTCTTGCTGGGCGCATTCGCGGGCCTGCGGACGATTGAGGTCGCAAGGATGAATTGGGAGGATGTGGATTTTAAGTCGAAGCAAATTCACATTCGGCCCGAGGTTTCCAAGCAGACCACGGGAATGTTGCAGCGGGTGGTGGACATGACCGAGCCGCTGGTGAAACGGCGGAACTTTTTCAAGGGGAAGAAGGGGCGGATTGTGACAAGTTCGATGGAGGCGCTTTTTGAGAGGAGGCGCAAGGTGGCGCTGGGGCTTGGCTGGGAGGGATGGCCGGACAATGCGCTTCGGCATTCGTTCGCGACCTACCACCTCGGGCGCTGCGCGAATCCGGGTTTGACCGCTTACCAGATGGGTCACACCTCGCCCGCGATGGTGCAGAGAGTCTATGCGGTTCCCGCCGTGCGGGCCGATTGGAAGGCGTTCTGGAGGATTTGACCTATGCCCTACGCCAACAAAAAAACGCAGCGGAAGTTCATGGCGAAACAATACTCGGATCGCTACAAGACGGACGAAAAATTCAAGGAGGCGGAGAAGGATCGGAAGGCGGATTGGTATCAAAGAAATCGCGAAAAAGTCATCGCTCGCGTGATGGAGAACAAACTCAAAAAAAAGAAGGGCTGACCGCAGATGCCCATTTTATCGGACTCTGCGGATGTCAACAATTATTTTCTGGTAGGGTTTCTCCCCATTGAAAAATTTTTCAAAATTTCGTTGACGGGTGGTTATACACCTGCGAGTTTCTGAAGTCATGCCAAGCAAACGGGCGAAAAACAAAAAGCAAATTGCAGTCTGGCTCTCGCCAGAGGAGAAGCGAATTCTCAAGGCAATTGCGGATGCCAAAGGGGTATCCATGTCCGATGTGCTGAAGGAGAAGATTTATGAGCAGCATGACAAAAACAAAAAAAGTTAGCGTAGGACTCTGGCTCGATGAATGCGAGTTGGAGACCCTTCGCGAAAGAGCAACCGCAGATGGGCGTTCCCTCTCATCTTATGTCCGTCGCCTTTTTTTTGCCGACGGGTGTATAACCACCCCCGCCAATAAGGCGCACAAAACTCTAGCCAAGAAACGGAGGAAGGCGGCGTGAGTAAGGAACTACTTTTGACGGTGGATGAGGCGGCGTCAATGACCGGTTATGCTCCGTGGACGATCCGGCAGTTTTGCAACCGTGGGATGTTTTCTGCGGAGAAGCCCCGGGGCAACAAGGGCGGATGGCAA